ATGGAACGCGCAAAATCTGATCCGGTACCGATGTCTGATGTGGATGCGACGATCGTCGCGTTGGGCCGCCGCATCGAGGCAGATCTTGATCGTGAGTATGCGGTCGAACTCAAAGCAGCCGGCTACCTGCCGAGCTAAAGCTCGGCGGCCGTACGACTTCGTCGGACGACTTGACAAACTGACCAAACCTGCCATACTTGTTACACACCCCGAGAACACCCCCGACAGACAGGAGCCACACCATGATCGATTACGAGCTTGTTATGCGCTGGATTCAGGACGTTTGCGAAGATGACGAACTAACTGCTGAAGACCAATTCCAGCAAATTGCGGAATACATCGAAGCGAACCGCTAAATCCATTCATCATTCAATCCCCGAGACAAAGGAGCTACATCATGAGCAACACCATCCCCGCCGACGTCCAGTTCGCACTCGACATCCTGGAGCGGGCCGGCAACGTCGATTACGTCGCGATCAAGGAGCCCGGTCAGCGCGCCAAGCCTTTCGACCTCGACGCCATGATCGACGCCTCCGCCGGCAAGCTCGGCGTCACCCCGGCCAAGAAGGACACCGTCGAGGCAGCCGACCCCGAAACCATCACTGAGCTCTGGACGAAAGCCGAGGAGCTCAAGAAGGTCGAGGACCGCGCCAAGCGCGACCGTGCCAAGATCACCGCCCTACTCAAGCAGACGACGCCCGAAGGCAAGGTCCTCACCGTGCACGGTGCGCCCGTGTTCGCCAACACCATCGTCGCCTCCCGTGTCCTCGACCAGGCGGCGGTGAAGAACGAGTTCCCGGATATCGCCGGTAATGAGCGCTTCTACAAGGACTCGCTCACCACTCGCGCCGACTACAAGAGGTAGTCCCCACAAGCTCGCTGCCGGGCCGTCAACTGCACCGCAGGTTTATTCACTTACCTGAGAGACGGACCAGATGGTTGTTAGCACTGCAATGCTCGCCTGATCTTTCGCAGGCGGTAAAGCAACCAGCGGCCCGGCAGTACCTGATGCAGCTAGGCAGGTTCTAGCGCATGGGCCAGCAGACGTGCTGGCAGTCTCGTCTCTCACAGGGAGGTGCGGGTCGGTTCAACTCCGGCACGAGACACTCATCCACATCACCACGATCGAAGGAGCACCGCATGTTCGCACCTCAGCAGTCCACCGCCATCAGCATCGGCCTGATCGTCATCGCGATCTGCACCATTGTCCGCGTCATCCTGTCCAACCACCTGGACCGAGAGTTCTACGACCGCGAGTCGATCTCGCGTCGCACAAAGGATCGCCGCGAGCGCACCATCACCGTGATCTACTACGCGATCATCTTGCTCGCCATCGTCGTCGCCGGCGCGATCCACGCATGAGCGTCGCAACCACGTTCCCGCAGGGGTTGCGACCCCTGCAGGTCGTCGGTGCGCTGGACATCCTCGAGAAGAAGCGCATCCTCCTGGCTGACCAGCCGGGCGCCGGCAAAACGGCGCAGGCGTTGTTCGCTCTCGAGATGGACGGCATTTTCGATCGCCAGTCCGTCACCCTCATCCTCTGCAACGTCACCGGCTGCCAGCTGACGTGGTCGCCGGAGATCGTCAAGCGTGTGGCCTCGCAGCACGACATCGTATTCGCCGACCTGACCAACCCTGGCATCGACCGTTACGGCCGAATGAAGTCGACGATGCCGTCGGTGTCGAAGCGTGACGACGCACTCGCCGACGCTGTCCTCCGCGCCGAGGATGCTGGCCTGCCGCTGGTGATTGTGGCGAACTTCGACCTGGTGAACTGGAAGGCCACCGGCCCTGCCGCACAGCAGGGCCCGAAGATGACCACGCTGTTCAGCCTCGACTTCGACGCCGTCCTCATCGACGAATCCCACCTGGTGCTGCCGACGAAGAAGGATCACCCGCGTGAGACCACCCAGTTCTGGGCGGGACTTCAGCAGCTGAAGATCAAGCGCGGCGCGTTCCGCGTATCCATGTCGGGTACGCCCGACCGCGGCAAGCTCGAGAACCGTTACGGCCACTGGAAATTTTTGGTGCCGCCGGCGCACCGCGATTACAATGTGTGGCTGAAAGAAGAGTTCCAGGTGTCGTACGAGAAGATCGGCTACTACCAGCAGAACCACCGCGACCGTGTCGCGCTCGCGGTCGGCTCGCTGAAGAACGCGGAGCGCTGGCGCCTGGTCGATGAGATGCGCATGATCCGCCGCACCAAGGCGGAGATGCTCGCGGGTCTGCCGCCGAAGCAGTGGGCTGACGACGGTGCCACCGAGGTGCACATGACTGCCCGGCAAGCGCAGGCGTACGCCGATTACCAGGCGGATATGGACGCCAAGTACGAGGAGCTCATCTCGTCGGAGGACCTGAAGGAGCAAAACCGCGCTCAGGCGCTGAAGCTTCAGTTCGCGTTGCGTGCCCGGCAGATGTCGATCTGCACGTGGGAGTTCAGCACCACGGAGGGCACCGACGGCAAGGAGCACACGCACGGTGAACCGCTGCTGCTGGGCCGTGAGGGCTCCGGCAAGCTCGCCTGGCTGCTCGACGAGTACCTGGCACCGCGCGGCTACCTCGAGCAGGATCTTGCCGGTGCCACCCCGGAGAAGGTTGTCATCGCATCGTTCTTCACCCAGTCGCTGGACTGGCTGCAGAAGGAGCTCGCAAGCGAGGGCGTGAAGAGCGAGGTGCTGTCCGGTGACACGCCGGCACCGGAGAAGAAGCGCATCGAGGCGGCCTTCCAGACCGGGGACTTGCGCGTGATACTTTTGTCTGGTTACGTGGGTGTCAGCATCAACCTGGACGCCGCCGACGACCTCATCTTCCTCGACTCCGTTCACGACCCGGACAAGATGGAGCAGACGGAAGACCGCATCCACCGCGCCAGCCGCGACCACGTGTGCACGTACTTCCGCCTCACCTCGAAAGACACCATCGACGAAGCCATCGTCGAGGTGATCGATGCCCGTTACAAGGCAACCCGAGCCACCTACGATGGCAACCGCGCCGTCGAATTCGCTCGCAAGATGCTGAGCACCAAAGCCACCCGCGCCACCGAGAGAGAGTTGGAAGTTGCATGACGCCGACACGCATGGATCGCTTCTTGGCGAAGCGTGTCATCGATCCCAAGGCGGGGTGCTGGATCTGGCAGGCTTGGACAGATAAAGATGGGTACGGCCGGTTCTGGGACGGTGAAAAAACAGTCGTTGCTCACGTGTGGGTGTACCGCCATTTGATTGGCGAAGTACCAGACGGCATGATTCTTGACCACGTCGTCTGCGACACGCCATCATGCGTCCGTCCTGGGCATCTATCGCCCGCGACGCAAAAGCAGAATGTGCTTCGCAGCCCCATCAATCGTGCTGCTATGAACGCATCTAAGACTCACTGTCCGCAAGGTCACCCTTACGAGGCAAACCGAAACAGCCAAGGCGACCGCATCTGCCGTAGATGCAGAGTCGAAGCCACGAGACGATGGAGAGAACGTAATGGTGTTTAGCCCAGTGGTCATGTTCACCGATCCAAGCCCGGTCGATCAGCTGGCAATCAATCAGATTCACGAACTTCAGGGTGAAGTTCGTCGGACGATGGATACCGAAAGATCTCGTCAGAAGCAGATCGGCATTTCCGAAATCGGCGATGAATGTGACAAATGCGTCGCCCGCAAGCTGTCCCGTCTCTACGACGACATGCCGGACAACCCGTCCTGGAAAGCGCAGGTGGGGACGTTCATTCACGCCGGCCTCGAAGAGCACTGGCGTCAGCAGTTCCCCGATCGCACGATCCTCGGGCCTCAGGTCGGCGGCTACACCGACGACCGGCCCTTCTACGCCAACGAGCGCCAACTGGATATTTGGACGTACCGTGGTCTGACGTTGGCTGGTTCGTGCGACCTGTTCGTGCAGGGCGAGACGTACGGCATCGTCGTGGATTGGAAGACGCAAGGTCCGAAGAAGCTCGCGGAAAAGACCGCGAAGGGTGACATCGGCCAGACGTATACGGTGCAGATGCACACGTACGGTCTCGGCTACCACCTGCTTGGGCTCAACGTCACCCACGTGCTCCTGTACGCGCTGCCTCGCGACGGCGAGCTCGACGACGCGAAGCCGGTGCTGATGCGCTGGGATCCGTCGATCGCCACCAACGCTCTGAAGCGACTCAAGAACCTGATCGACGTGGCCGACATCATCGGCTGGGAAGAGACGATCAACACACGTACCGCGGCAGGTTTCTGCTTCGGGTGCAAAGACTTCGCGAAGGCGGAGGCCAAACTGTTCCACGACGGGCTGTTCGGCAACTAGGCAACACCTCACACAAGACAAGGACATCACACAATGGTCACGGTTCCCGGTTATCAGGATTCCAGCTTCAACCTGCCCGACCCCTTCGCAATCCTGCAGGGTTCGAGCGTCAAGTCGATTTCGTTCAGCGTCAAGGACCAGTTCGGTCAGAACCAGTCCGCTGCGATCGGCACTTCCTTCGAGGGCGACCTCGAGCGCAACGTCGAGTCGCAGCAGCAGCGCGACTTCGACACCAACGAGCTCCTCTTCTGGGATGACCAGAAGACCCAGCCGCGGATGCAGGTGGTCGCCACGGTGAACACCAACTACCGCGACGACGAGGATGACGACGGCCTCCGTCGCTTCTTCTTCGCCTCGGGGATGCTGCAGGCTCTGCAGCAGGAGATGCGCGACAAGAAGCTGCCCCGCTTCGGCGTCGGCACGCACATCAAGGTGACGCTCATCAACCTGCAGCCCACGAAGGGCTACCCGAAGAAGATCTACAACGTCGAGCTCTCGAACGTCCAGCCGTGGCGTTCGGCCGAGGAGGCGGCGACCGAGCAGGCCCTGGCACCCAGCCAGCCCGCTCCGCAGCAGCAGCCGGTACAGGGCGCGCAGCAGGCATGGGCACCGTCGGCTTCGGCCGCTCCGGCTCCCGTCGCCCAGGCGGCGTCCCAGGGCCAGCCGGTGCAGCAGGCCGTCGCCCAGCAGCCGCCCGCCCAGACCGTCGCACCGCAGCCCGCGGCGCCGGTCGAAGCGCCGGCCGCTGCGACGGAGCAGGTCAACCAGGCCGGCGACACCCGCCTGCCGGACGCCGTCCAGCAGGCGCTGTTCCTCATCGAGCAGGGCGTGCCGCAGGCCACGGCGGTGACGGCGGCAGCCACCAAGCAGGGCCTCGGAGGCGACTCCGGGTTCCTGCAGGCTGTTTCCACCGGCGTCGAGTCGGCGCTGGTCTAGCACCACCTGCCACACTGGGGCGCCCGGTCGGCACTATGCTGGCCGGGCGCCTCTCGCAGCTTCACCCCCTCCCCGAGAAGGAGTTCCATGATCGACCCCACCGACTTCCGCGCGTTGCTTCGAGCAATCGGTCGCGACGGTGACACCATCCGCTTTTGCCGCGGCGGAGCCAATTCGTTCAAAGCGTTCCCGGTCCGCTTCGACCAGATCGAAGGCGCACTCGACATCGTCGAGAATCTGGGCGAGAACGCCTGGTTCGAGGTGCAGCCGTCGTCGTTCAACAAAGCCTTCGGTCGTTCATCTGAGGAGCACATCGTTGCGCTCCGCGCGATCTACGCCGACATCGATTTTAAGGGCGGCGAAGCGTCCCGCCCTGGCATGGGCGATGAGGCCGCCGCCCTTGACCTGGTGGACCAGCTGTCCAGCGCGCTCGGCGTGCCGCCGGTGGCGGTCGTCTACTCGGGTCACGGCGTGCAGCCGTATTGGCCGATCGAAGGCGGCGACATCGACAGCCGTAACGGCGGTGACGTCAAAGGTCTGCTGAAGCGGTTCGGCGTCCTGGTTGCCACGTTCGCTCAAGCGTCCGGCGGTCACGTGGACAACGTCTTCGACCTGCCCCGCATCCTCCGGGTGCCGGGCCCTGACAACGTCAAAGACCCGGACAACCCGGAGCGGACCAAGGTCGAGTTCTCCCGCGACAATCTGCCGATCACCATCGAGGAGCTCTCCGGCATCCTCGACGACTACGAGATCCCCGTGCCCGAGGACGTCGAGCTCGCCGTCACCGGCATGGTGTCGCCGGTGACCGAATGGGACTGGGCCGAGCAGGACTGCCAGTTCCACGCTCAGGCGCTCGAAGAGATCCGCTCATCCACGCCGACGTCACGGCACCAGTGGATGCTGAAGTGGTCGGCGCTGATCCACGGCATGATCCGGTACGGCTGCGTCACCGAAGACGGTTTCCTCGAAGCGCGCCGTGTGCTCGAGGAGCGCACCACGTGGCTGTGCGCCAACCAGGAGCCGACACGCCCGTTCTCATCCCGTGAGTTCGCAGACGGGCTCACCTACGGCATCGGCGCTGTGCAGAAGTGGTCGAAGCAAAAGCTCGCCGCGGAGATGCGGCAGCACGCCCACTACGACGCCGTCGAGCAGATGGTGCCCGCATCCCAGCCGGTGCAGGTGCAGCAAGACACCGCCCCGGTTATCTCCATCACCACCGGCCAGCCCGTTGCGCAGCCTGGCAGCACCACGGCACCGACAACAGGGCCGGCCGTCACTGGAAATCTGGCCTTGTCGCTGGCGCCCAAGTCGATCGAACGACTTCGCACCGCTGCCTACTCGGATGCCGGTAACGCGGAGACGCTGTCTGCTGCGCTGTCCGGCCGTTACATCCACGTCCCCGGTATCGGCTGGCACACCTGGGTTGACGGCTGCTACCAGGCGGACGCCGCCAACACGGTCATGGAAACCGCGAAGGACGTCTTCTTCGCCATGAGTCGCGACTCCGACCCGGACAGGGCGAAGTGGGGCAGGAAGTCCCTCGGCCTGGGGCCGCTTCGCGCAAGCCTTGAGCTCGCGAAATCCTTGCCAAAGGTGAACGTGTCCATCCTGGATCTCGACGGCAATGGCATGGACCTGGTCACACCCGGCGGCATCGTGAATCTCCGCGACGCCACCATCCGCCCCGGTGACCCGCTGGCCGACTTCAACACCCTGTCCACCGGCGTCACCCCGCAGTTCGACATGGCGATCCCGCTGTTCCGCCAGTTCCTGCTCGAGACGCTGGGCACGAAAGAGAAAATCGACTACATGCAGCGGATCGCAGGCCTGGCCTGCATCGGCGAAGTTCTCCACCACGTTTTCCCCATGTGGATAGGTCCCGGCGGCAACGGCAAGACTGTGCTCGCCGCGCTCTTCAGCCGGGCGCTCGGCAGCTACGCCGTCATCCTCCCGCCGAAGTTCCTGGTATCCGGCAACGAGCCGCACCCGGAGGCGATTATCCGCCTTCGCGGCAAGCGTTGGGCGGTGGCGTCCGAGGTGCCGCAGGGCGCCCGATTCGAGGAGGACCTGGTCAAGCAGATCTCCGGTGAGCAGACACTCATCGGCCGGTACATGCGAGAGAACAGCGTCGAGTTCAAGAACAGCGTCCTCATGTGCCTGCTCGCCAACCACCTCCCGTCGGTGCCTGCCGGCGGCGGCGGGTTCTGGCGTCGCACCAGGAAGATCGACTTCACCAACATCGTCAAGGCGGCTGACGTCAACCCGCGTCTCATCGAGCAGCTGCTCGAGCACGAAGGGCCCGGCATCCTCGCCTGGATGATCCAGGGTGCGCGCAACGTACTCGCCGACGGCCGGCTCAACGACCCAGCCGAAGTGATGATGTCCACCTACGAGTACGAGATGGAAGAGGACTACATCGGTCGCTTCCTCCGTGAGACCGTCGTTGCCGAAGAAGGCATGACGGTGGATCGCGGGGCGCTGTATTCGCAGTACCGCCAGTGGGCGACGACGACGGGGCTCAACCCGATCAACGGCATCAAGTTCGGCCGCGAAGTTATCACCGCGTTCCCCGGCGCGAACCTCGGCGGTGGCCGTGTCTTCCGCGGCATCCGCCAGCTGCCCACGAAGGTGACCTACGAGAAGGAGAACTACGATGCCATGGAGTGATGAGGACGACCTCGATTACGACCTCCCTAATGGCGCCCACGTCTCCGACGTGTGCGTCCAGTGTCGTGCCGGCTGGCACTCGCAGTGCGCTGCCTGGTTCCAGGAAAAGTTCGAGGGCACGGGTATCGACACGCACGGCGAGTGCTGCTGTGGGGGTACTTACTCGGCGACGCAGCACACGCTGGCAATTCTGAAGCGCGACGCAGGTATGCGCACCGACGCCGGGCTCGACACTAAGCCCGGCGACGGCATACCCGACGCTACGCCCCGCACCGGCAACGGCAACATCAAGGGCGACCCCGGCTACATCCACCCCGACGCCTGGCGTTCCACGAAGAAGCTTGGCGACCTCACCGACCCGCAGTCCACCGGGCGCAAGCGGGCCAAGGAGATGTACCCGATCCCGCAGGGCCAGACCTGCGAGTGGGCGGGGCTGGCGAAGGCCGGCGGCGGTGTCGTCCCGATCGTCGGCTGCATCGGCTACGCCGCCAGCGACATCCACCACGGGCCCGACAAGAACACTCTGAACAATGCCAAGGCATCTAAGGGCATCGGCATGCTCGAGAACGTGCATTGGGTGTGCTCGAACTGCCACAACACGTGGCATGCCGAGAACGACCCCTACTACCCGAAGGTCAACGGGGTGGAGCGGGACTACGTTCGTGACCAGGCGACACCGTTTGTGCCTCAAGATCCGACGCTGGTGATTCACGCGCACGACGCCACCACCCGCACGGACAGTCCTCGGCAGTACGATCAGATCCCGAAGGGCCGAGTCGTTGACCGTGCGCCCGAAGAGTGGGATGGGAGCGACGAATGAGCGACGCAGATCTGCCATGGTCGAAGCCTTTTGGCCGTCGGTGTAAAGCCCGTGTTGAGCCGAACGATTCCTACTGGGGGCGATGTGAGCTCGCGGCTGGTCATGCTTGCGATCATGCCCTCGAGCGGGCCATGGACACACCCCGTTGGTCAACTCGATGGACAGATGGGAGCGACGAATGAGCGACGCAACGCCAGACGCGCAGAGCGGTGGCATCCTGGCGAACCAGGCTGCAGCGGCCGAATCCAAAGACCAGGGAGTCCTGGACCTGCCGGTGCCCATCGTGACAGAGCCGGACGCAGGCGGTACCCTGGCGCTTGAGGCGCTGAAGGTAGCTGCCTATCACAACGACGAGCCTGACGCCGTCACCGCTCGTGCCGACACCTACCTGGATTGGTTGAAACAACATGGCTGACGACAGCACTCCCAAGGCGACCGAAGACGACCCGAACGCCGTTCCTCCGGCCACCACCGAGGAGACGAACGAGACGCACACCGACACCGACGCGACCGACGGTGTCGGTGGCACCAAGCAGGAGCCGAAGACCGGCGACGCCGCGGCGGCCGCTGAGAAGACGCCGGCCGAGAAGGCCGCCGACACTCGCGCGAAGAACAAGCAGCTGAAGGATGTCGCCGACACCCAGGCCAAGACGGCCGAGGGCACCAAGGCGTCTGCTGACGACCAGCTCGCTCAGCAGATCGAGTCCTCGCAGGCCGGCGCCCCCGACCAGTCGAAGGCGGACCAGAAGGAGGAGGTGCTCGAGGACAAGGAGACGCTGTACGCCGACACGCTTTCGAACATCGCCCCTGTCGATGTCGCCGACACCGTCGCCATCATCGGTGCGAACACGTCGGTGCCGAAGTACCGTCAGGCGTCGAAGACAGTCACCAAGACGGCGAAGACCGATAAGGAGTCCGAGGAGCAGCGAGCCGCTGCTCCCGACGACATCCCCGTCGAGGTGAAGAAGTCCCCGTCGGATCTCAACTACGGCGAGGGCAAGGACGAGCTTCCCGACCCGCAGCTGCAGGTCAGCCGTGAGGCCGAGTTCGCCAGCAAGGAGGCGTCAAAGTCCCCGCAGGACGGGCGTGACTCGGTGTTCTCTCCGAACGAGGACACCACCGAGGAAGGCGATCCTGGCGTGGAGCGCGCCGACGAGACCGAGCCCGACTACGTGGTCGGCCAGCAGCACGCGCTCACCGTCACCGACGAGCTCACGTTCACCGAGATCGCATCGCGTCTTGGTTTCGGTCAGCCGAGCGTCAAGGGCCGTGAGATCGCCGCTCTGAACGGCATCACCAACGGCAACGACAACGTCACGCAGGGGCAGCGAATCCTGCTTCCCCTGGGCTACGACTACAAGTAGTCTGGCCTGACCCCCATTCGGGTGGGGGCTATCGAAGCCCCGCCGGGACCTGATCCCCCGGCGGGGCTTCTCCTATGCGCCGGACTGTCCGGCGCCTCGGGAGATCAGATGGTTCTGCAACGCCTGGATGGCGGCGATGATCTGCGCGTTCGTCGCTGTTACTGTCAGCGCGGTGATGACTGGCGTGGAGTCGAACAGGTACGGCGAATCCTTGCCGTCGTGATGGTGTGTCCCTGCCGCCACCGACCCGTCGGTGAATCCGATCGGGTGCAGCAGCGCACCGACGGCACGCGAGTCGGCGTTGGCGAGGAACCAGTTGATGAACTTGGCCGACGGCGGGTCGTAGTTGTCCACATCCGAATCGGGGAACGGGTTCTGCCCGCCCGTGCCGACGTTCTGCTGCCTGCTGTCGCTGCTTGCCGGCACCGGCCTTGAGCCGTTATTGACTGCCATCACGCACCTCCTGGTAGAGTCCCATCATCCCCGAGAAGGAGTAATCATGCGACCCAAAGACATTGGCACGCGCGCAGAGAGCGCCGTCGTCAAAGCTCTCAAGCCTTATTTCCCCGACGCCGAGCGCATCGCCTTGAAAGGCGGCAGCGACCAGGGCGACATCGGCTGGTGCGGCGACTTCATCTTTGAGGTGAAGGGCGGCCAGCAGACCAAGCAGATCGGTGACAAGCTGCTGCAGGAATGGATGGACCAAACTCGTCACGAGCGTAACAATCGCCAAGTCGCTTATGGCGTGCTCGTCATCCAGCGGCACGGTAAAGCAGATGCAAATCGCTGGTGGGCCTACATCGACATTGGCAATTTTTGCAGCATCGTAGGGAGCGGCTACCGCGTAAGCGGTGACGTCATGCCAATTCGACTGGAACTTGGTGAATTGCTGGCTGTGCTGGCTGACAACGGCGCGACGATCGACGCTGATGCCGCGTAAGCAGATCGACTACGACGCGATCTTCGACACCTTCGCGTCCCAGCTGGTGAAGACGGCCGAGCAGCCGAACATCACCCGCTACATCCCCATGCCTGAGCAGGACCTGTTCCATCAGTCCCTGGCAAAGTATCGACTTCTGAAGGGCGGCAACCGCGGTGGTAAGACGTTCGGATCCATTGCTGACGACGTCCTGGTACTTACGCGACGTCACCCCTACAGGAACCATCTTTACGCGGACCGACCTCGTCGGGGACGTTTTATCGGGGTTGACTTTGATAGAGGTGTGGCGCAGATCGCCCTTCCTTTATTCGCCCAACTCGTCCCTCCTTCTGACCTCATCGATGGATCCTGGGAGAGGAGCTATCGCCCATCCACCCGGATGCTGACACTGGCGGACGGCTCCACCTGCTCGTTCATGTCCTACGAGCAAGACCCGAACAAGTTCCAGGGTGTGTCCCTGGATTTCTTCCACTGCGACGAGGAGCCGCCCGAGGCGATCTGGCGCGAGTCACTGCTGCGCATCCTCGACACCGGCGGATCGGCGACGATCTCCATGACGCCGGTGGAGCAGATGGAGTGGATCCAGGACGAGATCGTGGAGCCCTTCGAGGACGGCGTGCTGGCTAACTGGGACGTCATCAACCTCGACACCCGCCGCAACATCCACCTGCCGGTGAAGGAGCTTCAGGAGCTCGAGCAGGGCATGTCGGAGAGCGAGAAGATCATCCGACTCACCGGCGGCTACGACAATGCCACCAACATGGTCTTCCCGGAGTTTTCCCGGAAGTATCCAAACGTCATCCCTCAAGAGGCGTTCAACCCGAAGCAGCGAGACGACTGGCGCTTCTACCGTTCGATGGACCACGGCTACGCCAACCCGACCGCCTGGTGCTGGACGGCAGTGCACTACGACGGCACCATCGTCACCTTCGAGGTGCTGTACCAGGCCGGCGTCAACGTCGAGACGTGGGCGAAGCTAGTGCTCGAGAAGGACCGAGAGATCGGGATGAAATTCTGGGGCGATTCGGACTGGCACCCCGATGCGTGCGTCGGTGACCCCGCGATCATCCAGCGCAACCAGGCCGTCGGCAACGTCCCCTCGATCCAGCAGGCGTACGCGCAGGCGGGCGTCAACATCTTTGTCGGCGGCATCGTGAAGACCCGCACCGGCAGTCAGAACTTCGGGCTGGACAAGTACCACCAGTACCTTCGCCAGCGCCCCATCAGGCACGGGGTGTCCGCTGTCACCGGCGAGCTCGGCGAGCCCTGGTGGCAGATCACTGCGAACTGCACGCCGCTGATCGACGAGATGCGGAAAGCTCGCCGGCCGAAGATGAGCCTGAAAGCCAAGGACGAGAAGAACACGTCCGAGGAGATCCGCGACAAAGACAACCACGCGATCGACGCGGTGAAGTACCTGTGGATGGCAACACATGAACTTCGTCCCGCCCACATGCTCGACGAAGAGGACAACAGCGACTTCCGCCAGTCGTTCCTTAAGAACTTCGGGCAGGCGTCATCCGCGCCCACCACCCATGCTGACGTGCGTGAAGCGTCTCTCGCTCACCGCCGCCAGCGCCAGAACAACGGCTACTCAGCCTTGGAGGAATGATGCCCCGCCCTTTCGCCCGCGTTCACCGCGGTGACGCCTACCCCGCCCAGTGCCTTCGATGCCGGCGGGACACCGACCTCATCGACCTCGGTGCCGAGGAACTGCAGACCTACGGTGTCGCCTACCTCTGCACCGTCTGCACCGGCGAGCTCGCCGATGCCCTCGAGCTCGTGCCCCGCTCCGACATCGCCGCGGCGACCAGACAGCTAGAGTCTCAGCTGGCCGCCGAACGCGCTCAGCCTCCCGTCCGTTTTGCGGCATTCTCCGCCGACATTCTCAAGGATCTTCATGCTATCGATGCTTCTCTCCGCGCTGCTGGCGCTGCTCACTCTCGCCTCATTGGTCGCACTCTTGGTGACGGTCAGGTGGACGCTCCGGCAAGCGACGTCTCGCCTGTCGGAATCGTCGAAGGATCTCGCCGCGACGACCTCGGCGATCTCGGGAATCCTGATGACGACGCTCGACACGGTGACCGAATCGCAGACGAAGATGTTCCAGGCGATGAACTCCCTGGTGAGGGAGACGATGTCTGGGGCCTCCTCGGCGGAGTCGTCCCGGACGAAGCAGATGGACGCGCTGATCGCCCTGCTGGCGAGTAAAGATCCGATGGCGTACAGCCAGGTTCGCCAGACGAACGCGGCCATTCCCGACGCAGACGACCCGTCGAAGCCGTACGATGCTGTTGACGATGCGGCTGAAGCTGAAGCGCGAGCGAAGTTCCTGGCCGACGTCGAGGAGCAGCGCACCTACCTCGCCCAGCAGGGCATCAACATTCAGGAGACCTAATGGCAGTCGACTCCTTCGGCAACCCGGCCGAGAAGGCCGCCTCGGGGCGCCTCGGCTCATTCGTGCAGAAGGTGCTCGGTACCGGCACCGCCTCGATGCCGGACTCGCCTGACGACACCGTCGCCCTGATGGCTGAGGCCGAGCTCAAGAGCATGGCGAAGTCGGACCAGGGCCAGGCCCTGGCGAAGGAAGTCAGCGGCTACTACTCCCGCGTCAAAGCCGCCCGCCTGCCGTTCGAGCGCGAGTGGCTGAAGAACCTCGACATGCTGCAGGGGCGCCAGTTCACCGACTGGGATCCGACCAAGAAGCGCATGGTCGAGCAGCCGAAGATCGAGTACGAGCCCCGCGTTGTCGTGAACGTCATCGAGCCGGTGATTCGCACCAGCCTGGCGAAGACCGGCTCCACGCACCCGTCGGTGACGGTGGCACCGGCAAGCAACGACGACGCCGATGTCCTCGCTGCTCGCGCCGCTGAGTCGCTCTGGGATTGGCAGTACGCCGACCTCAAGTTCCAGTCGAAGGTTTTCAACCCGGCGAATTTCTGGACCGCTGTCACCGGCAATGGGTTCATCAAGACGTGGTTCGACCAGACCTGCGAGGACAAGGCGGCCACCGCCGCGGCCACGCAGGAAGCATCCACCTCGGACTCGCTGTTCGCCGGTGCCGGCCTGTCGTCTGCGTTCGGCTCGACCACCGCGCCCACCGTCGCCAAGCCGGTGCAGGGCAAGGTCCGCTCGAAGGCGGTTTCGCCGTTCCACCTGTATATCCCGGACCTGGCGGAGGTGGATATCGAGGAGCAGCCGTATATCATTCACGCCTACCCGATGAATCTGCAGCAGGCGAAGCAGGCGTACAAGGATTTCGTCGCCGACGACTGGTCGCCGACCGCCACCAACGCCGACACCATCATCTCCGCGTACCAGTTGGGCCTGCCCGGCGGAAACACCTCGGTGCCCGACACCGTCGTGATCGTCGAGTGCTACATCAAACCGGGCGTGTCGAAGAACTGGCCCCAGGGCGGCGTCGTCGTGATGATCGACGAGACCATTGTCGGCGCCTCCGACGGCTGGCCGTACGAGCACGGCGAGTTCCCGTTCGCACATATCGGCGGAATCGAGACCGGCACCTTCTACCGCAAGAGCGTCATCGGCACGATGATCCCCCTGCAGAACGAGCTCAACCGCACGTACGCGCAGATCGTCAAGCACCGCAACATCGCGCTCAAGCCGATCATGTTCTACGACGCTGGCAGCGTCGATCCAAAGCGCATCCAGTCCAAGGCGGGCACCTGGGTGCCGATCGCTCTCGGTGCCAACAAGCCGACCGCCATGCCGCTGCAGGATCTCTCCTCGGCGTTCTGGAATCTGATCGACAAGATCAAGTCCGAGATGGACAACATCTCCGGCCAGCACGACGTCTCCCGCTCCACCGCGCCCGGCGCTGACACCGCGGCCAGTGCCATCGCCGCGCTGCAGGAGGCGGACAACAACTTCCTCTTCGCCTGGTTCGACAGTATCGAATCGGTCATGGAGACCACCGCACGCCAGACGCTGTCGCTGATGGCAGAGTTCTGGGACCAGCCCCGCCTGGTGAAGATCGTGGGCGACGACCAGTCGTACGACGTGCAGACATTCGTCGGCGGCGACATCGCCGGCAACACCGACGTCCGCGTCGAGAAGGGCACCGGCCTGCCGGACTCCAAGGCCGCCCGCATCGCACTCATCACGGACTGGATGAAGAACCAGTTCATCCCCGTGGACGTCGGAATGGACGCCCTCGAGATGGGCACCCTCGGTCGCCTTTACCGCGTCATCAAGGTGGACCAGGACCAGGCCACCCGCGAAAACGTCGAGATGGCGCAGCTCGAGCCGCCCGCACCCATGGACGACCCGATGGCTCTGGACGGTGCCGACAACCCGCTGGTCGACCCGCCGGCTGTCGATCCGTCGAGCCTGTTCAGCCAGATCGACGAGCCTGACCTGCAGCAGCAGGCACCGGCAGAGCCCGCCGTTGCGGGGCCGGGCGCTGACCCGGCCGTTGACCCGATGGCGATGGGCCAGCCGGTGACGCCGGAGCCGCAGTTCCCCATCAACTCCTACGACAACGACGCGGTCCACGTCGCCATCCATGAGCGGCACATGAAAGGCCAGAAGTACCAGGGCTACGACCCCGCCACGAAGCAGATCTTCGAGGACCACGTCGCCGCCCACAAGGCCCGGATGCAGAACCTCGTCGCCCAGCAGATGCAGGGCGCGTCGATGCAAGGTGCGCAGGCTGTTGCCAACGAGCAGCAGGGCGGCGCCCCAGCAGGTAACATGCAGGATCAGGCAGCACCCGCTGCCTGAACGAACAAGCTAAGGACGAGCAATGGCTGATTTCTCAGGCGTCGACGACGCCCAGACAACGGACACCGGCGAAGAGCAGGGCGGGCAGGACCAGGAGCAGGCGCTCCACCCGTCCTGGCAGAACGCATTCAACGCCATCCCCGAAGACCTCCGCGACACCCCGTGGACGAAGGATCTTCGCGACCAGATCCAGGCCTCGGAGCGCAACGCCCGGAAGGCGATCGAGGACGCCAAGCAGGGCGGTGTCGCGCCGGAGTGGCGCGAATTCATCAGCAACGCCACCGAGGCAGGGCTCGACGTCAACGAGGTCGTAGAAGGATTCAACACCTCCTTCGCCCTGCGCCAGCAGATCGCCGAAGACCCGGACGGGTTCCTCGATGCGATGGAGAAAAACATCCGCGAGGGTGTCGCCAACGGCACCCTGACGGCGCGCGAAGGATCGAAGCTTCGCAAGGCGGCGGCGGAGGCCGCTGAGGAAGTCGACCTTGACGACGACCCGCGCGCGAAGGAGATCAACGAGCTCAAGGAGCGGATGAACGCGCGGGACCGTGCGGAGTTCGAGCGCCAGGAGCGGGAGCAGTACGAGCAGGAACAGTACGAACTCCAAGAAGATGCCAAGCAGGCCGGTGAAGATTTCATCGCCGCAGCCAACAGTGCCTTCGAGCGCCACGGTCTCGCCGAACGCACCGGCCAGACGAAGGCCATCATCGCTCAGGTGGCTGCCCAGTACATGGAAGGCGACGAGCGCATCACTGAGTCGGCCGCGATGGATCGCGCCATCGCCGACTTCCAGCGCGAGTTCGGTCTGCCGGTGACCACCGGCGGCAAGCCGGCACGTGTCCCCATCGGTGGCGGATCCAACGCCCAGGTCGCCGAGGCACCGCAGAAGTTCACCTCCGACAAGGAGCGCGAGAACGCGATGATCAACGAAGCGCGCCGACTCGCCGCTGAAGAGTAACGAATCTGCTACCATCTCGAATATCGAGGTGGTACATCCCTTCTATCGGGGGCCAGGGCCAGTCGGATCGCAACATCCCCCATACCCTGACTCCCGATAGGAGAAGCAATGCCCTCCAACCTCGCAGTCGCGAACGCGATCACCAAGATCGGTTACGGCGACATCCACGAGCAGCTCGACGACTACCTCATCGCCCTCAAGAAGGTCGAGAGCGGTTCTCAGAAGCTCACCTTCGGCGGTGTGCAGGCGCAGTTCGCCGTCCATGTCGGCCGCAACCAGGGCATCGGCTCGCTCAACGAGTTCGACGACCTGCCCGACGCCGGCCAGAACAAGGACGCCATCGCGTCGCTGTTCCTCAAGTACCAGTACGGTCGCGTTCAGGGCACCGGCCAGGTGTTCAAGCAGGTCCAGTCCGCGCCGGAGGCGTTCGTGGACTGGATGAAGCGCGAAGTCGACACCATCAAGGACTCGCTGCAGCGTGACCTCAACCGCCAGGTCTACGGTGACGGCACCGGCACCATCGCCACCCTCACCTCGGCGCCCTCCGGCGGCTCCACCTTCACGGTGGACGACAGCCACTGGCTCGAGGAGGACATGACCGTCGACGTCCTCACGCAGGCGACCCTGGCGAACACCACGCCGACCAAGGGCAACACCGCCCTGCTCACCATCGTCTCGGTCGACCCCTCCACCAACACCATCACGGTGTCCGGTGGAACCGTCACCGCGACCACCGGCTCCGTCGTCGTCCGTGCGCGCAACACGAACAACAACTGGAAGAAGGAGTGGGAGGGCCTCGGCCTGATCGTCTCCACCACCTCGACGCTCCACGGCATCAACCCCGCGGTGACGTCGAAGTGGAAGGCTGGCTACGTCGCCTCGTCGGTTGGCACGCTGACCGAGCTCGCGATGACCCGCCTCGTCCAGGGCATCAGCCAGAAGGGCGGGAACGTCACCGACTTCCTGACCACGTACGGCGTCGCCAACGCGTACTGGAACACCCTGCAGGGCCTGCGCCGCTACGACGGTGGCGACGGCCTCAAGGGCGGCGCGACCACGCCGGTCTTCCAGTCCGTCAACGGCAACATCCCCTTCACGTTGGACTGGGCGGCTCCGGCCGGCACGATCCACGCGATCAACACCAAGGAGATGTTCCTCCACCAGGAGGCCGACTGGGCCTGGATGGACATGACCGGCTCGATGTGGCAGCAGGTCCCCAACAAGGACGCCTACTCGGCCACGATGTTCAAGTACTCGAACATCGGCGTGACCCGCCGCAACTCCTTCGGGAAGCTCACCGGGATCACCGAGCTCTAGAGCTCGCCAACGTCTACAGCCCTCCGGCCACTCGTCCTGGCCGGGGGGCTGTACTCTGTGCCCATGACGATTGATCTCCGCCAACATGCTTTCGGGCTCGACACTGAGGCGCAACGCCACGTCGATCGCTTGCTTCGCGACTACGACCCGAACCTGTCGCTGCGTCGCGTCCCGCCGACATTCCCCGCTTTCCGCCCGGACCAGCCGTTCGGTGTCTACGAGGAAGGCATCCGCGGCTACCAGTCGCCGTGGGTGTTCTTCCTGTCCGAGGCGCAGATCGATCACCGCGTTCTGGCGCGCATCGTCGAGAACGACATGCACCGTGACGGCAACCATGCCAAGGACAAGATGCAGTCCCTCGTTGCCGCCAAGCAGGCGGAAGCGGCGTCAAAGGCGCTCTACCGCATGGAGCAGGACGAGCAGCGCACCGACGAGATGCGTGTCCTTGCGAAGATCGCCAGCACTCAGCAGGTGGTTCGCCATAGAATCGGGGGCGAGCTCGTTCGCATCGGTGACGAGATCACCACCGGCAAGACGTACGTCTAGGAGAAGCAATGGCCGTCAAGCTCGTCATCCGCCGCGATACCGCGGCGAACTGGGCGCTCGCCAATCCGATCCTCGCCGACGGTGAAATTGCCCACGACGAGACCGCCGGTGTCCTTAAAGTCGGCGACGGGGTAACGGCATGGAACGCGTTGCCGAATGTGCTTGCCGGCAGTCCGGGCCTAGTGGGCCCGACTGCTTCTGGTGATACCACCGGCGCGACGGACACGGCGGCGATCAATATTCTTCTTTCCCTGGGGTACGTGGTCACACTCCCGGCCGGACACTACTACATCAACGCGCCCCTGAAGCTTGCAGGCAATAACGGGCTCTCCATGGCTCCAAGCGATGCCACTGTGCTCGAATGGGTGGGCGCTGCTGGCGGGTCAGTCTTGTCCACGGCTGCGTTTACGTCTCCAAGTCAGGCAGCTTTTTGGGGCGTGGTCGAGGGCGGGGAGATTCATTATCCCTACGCCAAGATCACATCTTCGACAAAAGTGGTTTACATCGCGCAACCGAATCCGTCTCGGACGCTGACAACGACGATCCGCACCGACTACACGGACGTTTCTACGCATGCTCCCGTCGCCGGATCTGCCGGGTGGGTTCTCGACGGCAACAGCAACCCGGGACCGTTCTCTATTTCGTCCAAAATCATCGGACAATTCGATAAGCAGATTTGGGCCAGAACTTCGCACCTTGTAGCCATTGGCTGCCAGGGGGCTTATGGCAACGATCTGATCGTGTTCGATAACGACGCTCTCGGTTCATCTACGGCCCCGATGAACTGTTCAGTAATTGAGCCCCACACGTTCCTCAATCAGAGGTCGGCTGTTCGACTGATCGCAGCGCTTCACGTGAACATCCTTTCAGGCGTTTACGAGTCGGCAACAAGCACCAGCCCCGGCGGGTTCCTGTACTGCGACAGCACGTTCACGGGCTCCGCGATGATGCAGAACATCAACCAGTTCACCACGAACCCTCGCATCGTTCACTACGGAACGGGCAGTGTTCGATTCTTGAATGTTCAGGACGGGTGGGATGCCACATTTGTTGGCAATTCCAGCACGGGCGTCGCCTCGATCGTCTTGTCCAAGCCCCAGCAAATTGTCACAAGCCCAAGAACCAACTACGGAACCGTATCGACGACCACCCCCACAGTCGGCGTAACTCTCAGTCAAGCCATTGCATCGAGCGTCGGTGGAGCATTCCGTGTCCGGTTTGTCGGCCAAGCGTTCAACAACACGGCAGGTGATGGCTATAACGTGCAGCTGCTTCAATCAGCCCCCACTTCGGTCGGAGCGCAAGTATCGGGTAGCCCAGGAGTTCTTGACTCGGTCAGTGTCGCCTCGGTTCGCGCCGCCGGGGCTGGCGAGACTGTAACGCTTGAGGCGTTACTCACTGGGCAAAACACACCCAGCACATCGTTTGTCGTTGCCGTTACTGCAGTCGGCGGCGGCGTCGCATCCGTGCAGGGAATCATCACTGTCGAGATCCTCTAGTCGAGCAGTTGAGAATAGGATCGACCCATGACGATCATCGACGGTGGCAACGCCTTCTCGGACTTCAGTGATTCCGACGACCCCGGCTATGTCACCGCGGCCCTGCTTTGCTCGGACATCGCCTCCGATGTGCGAGCGAAATTCGGCGACTCTGGTGACGTTCAGATCAACGACACCCTGATCCTCTCTTGGATCAACAACGGCGCACGTCGCATCTCGGCCGTTGCCCCGTTCACGCGGCGGGTCGGCAAAACGAACATCCTCGCCAGCGTCGCCAGCTACGACATGAAGAAGCTGTTCCCGGACGCGGCCCCGGTCACGTACGAGACGATCCTCGCCAATGGCGACCCGGTCAAAATCCTGCCCTGGCCCGAGTTCCTGCAGATCATCAACGGCGGTGACTACCAGGACACCGTCGGTGATGGCGTCCGCGTGGCGGCCGAGTACGGTGGAGACCTGGTCCTCTGGCCCACCCCCGTTTCGACGGTGGCGGACGGCCTCGTGGTCTACTACACCTCGCTTCCCGACCGGGTGACGTCGATGAGCGACCCAGTGCCAGTGCCGGACCGGCTCTACAACGCGCTCAACGACTACGTCTTCCAGCAGACCCTCGAGCTCGACGAGAACTTCCAGGACGCGGAGATCAAGCGCCAGCACGCTGAGGCGCAGATCCGCGAGCAGATGGAACAGCAGTCGTCGAGCCCCACCGACTACTACCCGCAGATGACCGAAGATCCCGCGGATTACATCTGATGGCAACCAAGGCGACCAAACTCGGCCCGTTCAAGGGCGGCCTCAACAACGTCGGCGAGGTCTCCACCATCGACGACTCCCAGGTGTCCATCCTCGAGAACTTCGACACGGACACTGACGGCTCCTTAGTTTCCCGCCCCCCAATCGTCCCCGAGGGCAACGGTCCCGCCGTTGACGGCTCCGGCAACCTGCTGCCGGTGCGAGGCCTTGGCTACTACGTGCGCAACGACGGCGAGACGTTCCTTGTCGCCACCTGCAACGGCAAGACGTGGCTCTACCAGCTGTCCACGAAAACGTGGCAGCAGATCTGGGCGCAGCTTGCCTCCGGGTTCGTGCAGTACGATAACAAGGTCGTCGTCTGCTGCGCCACCGGCCCCGGCGGCTACTGGGAGAATGGCTCGTTCACGCAGTCCAGCGGCACCAACGCCATGCCGAATCTGGACCAAATCGTCGTCTACAACGAGCGCTTCTGGGGCTTCGGCCCAAAAGGCACCGCCGGCTCCACGACGGTGTACTTCTCCAACCTCACCGTCATCTCGCCGGCGCAGTCCATCTACGATTGGCAGCCGAACCTCAACTTCTTCACTGTCGGCAAAGGTGACGGGCAGTGGATCAGCGCGATCGTCTCCGACCCGAACGCGCTGCTCATTTTCCGCAACGGCTCGACCTACCAGTTCACCTACCCCTCGAGCCCTATCCAGGGCACGCTGCGTCAGCTGAACAGTGTCATCGGTGCGGACAACAAGTGGTCGGTGGCGAAGTACGAGAACTACTACCTGATCCTCAACAACGGGCTCCTGTACCAGTTCATCAACTACCTCTACTACCCGCGGAACGAGAAGATCGTCCGGTTCCAGCGGAGCGCTCTCGGTGCGGCAATCGACCAGGCCACCGAAGTCACCATCCTCGGTCAGCGGGCGATCGTCTACTACTACGGCTCCATCTACGTCTACAACATCGTGCAGGGCGTGTGGAGCTCGTGGGTGTCCACGCTGAACCCAAAGCGATTCCTGCAGATCCCTGCGACCAGTGTGCAGGGCGACACTAGGCAAGCTCTGGTTCTCACTGGAATTTTGGCTGCTGGCACTGGTCAACAGGTGATGCGAATCACCGATGCCGTCTACGCGGCAACGACGCCTGAGCCGATGATCTGCCGCATGCGGACGAAGGCGTACTACTTCGACGACCCTGGCCTGTACAAGCGCATGATGTACTGGTCGGTGCAGTTCAAGAGTGCCTCCGGCATGATCGGTGTGGCGTCGCCGCTGGATATCAACGGCGGCTCGACGACCTGGGACCAAATGGCGACGAAGACGTGGGACGACATCGCCAAGGGCACATGGGACAACCCACTGGTGATGACGCAAACGATCACGGACACCATCCCGTTCCCCACCCTGGCCCCGGTAGTCGCGGTGGCGAAAGTAGAGGCGCCGATCCGGTTCAAGACGGTCTACTTCGATGTCTCGTTGCAGTCAGATGGCACCGCGGCAACGGCGCCCGCCCGCGTGTTCTCGATGTCGGCGTTCATGAAGGAGCACTCGCGTGCTCGAGAGAAGGTGTCGTGATGGCCGAGCTCAACCCGTTCACGCAGCAGCCCGAGTTCAACGCCTATGCCGTCGGTGCCCGGCATTACGGCGGCGGCATGCGCACCAACGCCACCTCGGGGCCGGTGTCGGCGAAGGGGCAGGCCGGCTACGCCGATCGTGATGCGGCGGCGCTGCGACGGAAGGCACGTGCGAAAGCGATCACATCCTCCTTCGGTACAGCGGCGCAGCCCGGCTACACTACCCCTAGCGTTCCCACCACCTATTAGGAGCATCGTGGCGATTCAATCTGACGGCGTCGGCCGTACACGAAAGCGCAAAGCCAGCGCGGTAGACGCGAACAATGATGCGGGGCGCCCCAACACGGGGCCCGCCACCGGCGGCAAGAACCCGCCGAATTACCACACGTACCGCGTTCCTGGTCCCGCAGGGCGCAACCAGCTTTCTCCTTCGGAGAAGAAGGCTTCTGGCCCTCTTTCCAAGCTGTGGGAAAACCAGAACAACCTCAACAACGTGGGGGCAGTACAGGCCGACAAGGTGCAGCTGGTCTCGTCTGCGCGTAAGCGAGCGATCAAGAAAACGTACAGCTGATGGCAAAGAAGAAGCGTCAGTCCACCGGCGGGTCGTTCGCGTCCTCCTCGGGTGTGTCGAAGCTGATGTCCAACCAGGACAACTTGAACCGCGGCACCCGCCGTGGTGGCACCTACGGCAAGCAGGACTCCATCGACTACACGAAGGTGAAGCCGAGGAGCAACGACGGCATGGCTAACGAGCCATTCGCTTCGATCCCCAAGCAGCGCAACCAGGGAAACACGCAGCAGATCTCCGACCCCGATTCGGTTCACACCTACGGCAAGAACTTCCGCAACACCATCACCGCCTCCGCGCGGTCCCGAGCCCGCAAGGGCGCGATCAAGAAGGCGTACATCTGATGGCTGGCAAGATTCCCCCGCAGTTCCTGAAAAACGTGAAGGGCAAGAAGGCTTCGGCTCATGCCGGTGCCACGTCGAAGTTCGGCGCAAACTCGAAGGGCAACGATCCGCTGCCCGACTTCCTCAAGAAGGGGTCAAAAGACCAGGGCACAGATGCCTCAGACTCGAAGAACCCTTTCGCCAACCTCACGAAGGGCAAGGCGAAGAAAAAGCCGCTAACCGCGGCCGAGAAGAAGGCTCTGGCGGCGAAGGCGCGCAAGAAGGCGGCGTCGTCTTTCGGCAAAGCTGACGATGCATACGACCCTTCGGATGAAAGAGTCAAAGCCAACCTGAGCAAGAAGAAGTAAGCAGGAGGACTGACATGCAAGAGGGTGTGGGCAACGGCGGCGGCAAGTACGGAGGCAACTCTGCCACCGCTCGCAAGACGGGCTCGAGGAACGCCGCCACGAACGGCAACTACTCGACCCCGATCGGCGCACTGACGGTGCCGACCGCCGGCAAGAACGCTGTCACCGGGCTCCCGACGGGTGCCGGCGTCCTGGCGGCGTACGCAAACAAGCCGCTGACCAGCACGGCAACGGCGGCCACGAGCACGTCGTCTTCCGGCGGCTCGTCCGGCGGTTCCAGCGGTGGAGGCGGCGGCGGCGGAGGTGGTTCGTCGCTGGCTGCAGCTGCCGTGCCCGCGGTGAAGATCCCCACCCTGCAGGACTACATCAACAAGAACTACCTGCTGTCCTCGACCGATGCGGAAAACGCTCGGAAGCTGCAGGACTACGACGCCGCAACGAAGTCGGGCACCCTCGACACCGAAGCGGACCAGGCCAAGCGTGAGGCATACCTGCAGACGCAGCTGGACCAGGAAGGCAACGACAACGCGGATTCGTTCGCGTCTCGCGGCCTCGGTCGTTCGGGCCTGGTCTTCCAGGGCCAGGACAAGATTGACGCCGAGGGAGAGAAGCAGCACGACGCCATCGACCAGCTGCTTACCGACTTTACTCGGTCCAGGTCTCAGGGTCGCCTGCAGCAGGACGCTGCGAACCGTGCCGCCCGCCAGCAGGTCATCCAGCAGCTGACCGACGCCTACAACACGGCCGCGAACGCAGGAACGCCCCAGGCCCTGCAGAGCCTCGTACTCTAGAACCATGCAGGAAGGCGTCGGCACCAACGGCAAGTACAAGGGCTCCGGCGGACGCAAGTCGTCCGGCGGCTCTTTCGCGAGCAATCCGGGCCCCGGCGTTCAGAAGATCGGCGGCGGTGCCTACAACTACATCCCGCCGTCGGGCGACTCTCTTGGGTTCAACGGGCTCGACGTCGGCGCACCGTCGGATAACCGGGAGCGCGGCCTACCTGGTGGCGGCGCGTCTTCCTCGTACGCCACGGGCGGCGGGGGTTCTTACGACCCCGCGGCTGCTGCTCGTCGCGCCGCTGCCGCCGAAGCTGCCCGCACCGCGGCGATCAAGAAGCAGTACACGGATCAGAACAACGCCGTCTACAACGCGGCCATCGGCCAGGTCGGCAACGAGATCGTCCCCACCGCGCAGGGCTACAACAACGCGGTGGTCGGCGAGTACTCCGGCAAGGATGCCCGTTCGGCGAAGATCGTCGCACGAGGCAACGCGGACACTCGCGCGGACATCCTCGCAGCAACCCGTATGGGCATCCCGGTGAACACCACCACCCCGGATGCGGCCTTGCACCTGCGCCGCGCCGACAACACCTTCCAGCGCGACCAGGCCAACGACAACATCGGCCTGCTCCGTGAAGGGCACGGCACTGCGGTGGACCGCATCAAGGCGGCCCAGGCTCTGTTCAAGAACAGTCGTGACGAAGAGCTCAAGAAGATCCTGGCGGCTCTCAAGATAAAGTAGGTTGGCATCATGTCCTCCTCTTCCGCGTACGCCGCCCGACTGAAGGCGCTGTCGAAGGCCTACCAGTCGACGAACACGTTCAAGCAGGGCGCCGTCGGCAAGAGCGTCGCGGCAGGCAATTCCGGCCCAGTCCGCGAAGGGTCGTCCGGCACCGGCTACCGCGGCTCCATCTTCCAGGCGGCACCGAAGACGACGCGCACCGCTGCTTCGAGCGAGCCAAAGGGTCTGCTCAACAAGACGATCGAGGACGGCAAGAAGGCGGCGCACAGCGCACTCGACTACATCTCCTCAGGGGACTCTGCCGGCGCCCCGCAGAACGCCGGCCAGTACTTCCTGAACCTGCTGTCCACCCCCAACTACGTCATCGGTGACGTGGAGAAGGGGCGTGCCAAGGTCAACAAGGAGCATGAGGGCGAGAAAGATGGGTTCGGCCTCAGCAACCCCTTTGATCCGAATGGCCGCACCGGCGCGCGCATCCGCTCCGACATCGCCGCCGTAGGTCATGGCCTCGGCGAGGGCATCCTCGGTCAGCGGTATGACAAGACGGGCGACGGCAAGAAAAGCACCCCGACGTCGATCTCCGGTGGTCTCGACGCCCTGGGCTACAACAAGAAGATCAAGGGAGCCATCGACAAGGCTCCCGTCAACGACACGCTGAAGTCGGTCGGCAAGACCGGCCTGGACATCGGTGAGGACGTCGGGCTCGACCCGACCACCTACCTGACCCTGGGAGTCGGTGCCGGAGTTAAGGGCGCGGCGAAGGGCGCCATCGCCGGTGCTCGCGCCGCGGAAGATGGGGCCAAAGTGAGCGCCATCCTGAAGGGTGCCGCCAAGGGTGGCTACGAGGGTGTCGCAAACCGTGTCGCTGATGAGGCGATCGCTCGCACCGTCAAGGCGGAGAACCGCGCTCTCCGCAAGTCTGCTCGTCGCGGCGTCACCACCTCCGTGGCACCGGCGGCTGCGCGCGCTGCTGAAGCGGTCACGCCTCGCGTGGAGAGCGTTGCGCCTGAAGCAGCACCGCGGGTCGCGGAATCGCTGGTCAACCCTGTTGCGGCGCGCGTGCAGGCGATGCCTGACGCCGAGCTCACCAGGCTTGCGGAGAACATCGGCGACGACGCCAACCACCCGCTGCATGAAGCCGTCAATCAGGAACTGGTGACTCGCGGCCTCGGCAAGCTGCCGGATGAGGCAGCCGCCCCTGTCGCCCGTTCGCTCGAGGACGCGGCTGATGAGGCGACGCCGGTCGCCGCTCAGCCTCGCCTGACAGAGAAGGCGGCCATCGACGACCTGCTCCCGAAGCTGACAGGGTCTCGCACCGTGGAGTCCGCGCCCGACCTCTCCACCGCGCAGAAGATCCTCGCCGACTCCGCGAAGGCGGAGGGCGCGCCGGTCGTCGCCGCGGACCAGGTGCGCGCCATCGGCGATCTAATCCAGTCGGGTAACGGCAAAGATCTTGATCTCGGGCTGAAGACCCTGCGCCGTGACAAGGATCTGAACTCGCAGCTGCTGTCGAAGACGGTGAAGCTGACCGGCGAGCAGCCGATGACGGTGGACAAGCTGATCGAGAAGATCGCCACCCGCCGCCTCACCGGCTCCGTGGTCGGCGAGGATGCCCGCCTGACGAACCTGCAGGCCGGCCTCGACAACGTCCTCAAGCAGGTAGGAACGGCGCCTCGCCGCACCACGCCGGCATCGCTGGCCGAGGCAATCATGTCCAACGTGCCAGGGGCTTCGCTGCCGTCCACGCCGGAGGATCTGTTCAAAGAGCTCGCGGCGATCTCGAAGGACGAACGCCCCGCGTACATTCAGCGCGTCCTGACGTCGGTACAGAAGACCCCGGTCAGCTACGACGACTTCGGCGAGGCGATCACCGGCGGCATCAACGGCGAGCTCACGAATCAGTCGATGCGCCAGGTGCTCATCGCGCTGGGTGAGGTCGTGCCGCCGAAGCTGCGAGCATCCGATCTGAAAGAGATGCTCTCCGGCCGCGGCACCGAATCCTACGAAGACATCCTCCGCTCGCTCGAGACCCCGCAGGAGGTGGAGGCGTTCCACGGCATCGATGACGCCACCTCCGCCGCCGCAGACGAGATCGACGTCGCCGCGACGACGGCGCAGGATGCCAGCCAGGCAGCGGCACAGCGGATTGATGAACTCGGCTACGACCCGACGGTGTCGGATGTCTCCGACTTCGGCAACGTGGTGGGTGGCGCGGTCACGCGTGCCGTGCGCGTGCTGACGAAGAAGTTCGCCGACGGCAGGATCGCGGAGGCGTTCGACAACAACGCCTGGCGTGATGCCTGGTCGGACGTCACCTCGCACGTCTCTGCCACGGTGAAGCGCAACGGCATCGGCAACGGCCTGGCCCGCAGCGACTACGTCCGCACCAACGCCCTGCAGGCGATGCGAATGGTCGAGGACTACTACCGAGGCCTCGGTGTCATCCCGCGCGTCATCGACGACCGAGCCGAGCTCGGTGCGGCGCTCTACGTCCCCATCTCGCACGTCATGGAATCCCTTCCCGAAGACGTGCTCCGGGACACCATCTTCCCTGTCGGCCGCGAGACCAGCGAAACAGTCCGCGGCGTCACAGTGCTGCCCACCGTCATCGGCAACGCGACCCGTCTGATGCGGAACCTTCGCGAAGCCAGCGAGCCGATCGAGACCCAGGCCGAGGCGCTCAGCACCTTCCTGAAAGCCACGCAGGGCGAAGCGCGCGGCACCTGGTTCATCAACACCCCGCAGGGTCAGCAGGCGCTCGGCAAGCTCAGCGACACGCTTCTTGGCGATGAGGGCTTCTGGGCGTCGATCGAACGCGCCCATGACGCCACCAAGCCGCTGGCGATCGCCCAGGCTGCCAAGGAGGCGGACGGCATCGTCGCCCGGCTGCAGTCGGGCATTCTCGACGCGATGGCGCGTGGTGGCTCCCGCAGCGACCTGGCCGACGTGCTCGAGCAGGCAACGGCCGAGGCAAACCCGCGGGTGCTCGAGGGCGCCTCGCCGTCGTACGTCACCGACTCCGTTCGCCAGCGCATTAACCAGGGTGTCATCGAAGGCATTCTCGACCCGCAGTCGAAGTGGGTGCTGAAGTCGGACGCCCGCATGGCGAACAACGTCGGCAAGACGGCGGAGAAGCTGACCGAGGATCAGCTGAAGACGAATGCCCGCCGCGCCGCCGGCAAGACGGTGAAGCAGTCGAAGAAGGCCGACCGCGCGACCCGTGCCGCCACCGCGAAGTCCGGCCGCGACGACCTCGACGAGCTCAACACCCAGGTCGATCAGGCGGTGCAGGCGGAGATCGACGCCGGCATCCTGGCGCCTGACGACGAGCTCGGTCAGATCGAATCGTGGTCGCACTACCTGGGGCAGCTGGGCGGGGTGAAATTCCTGGCCCGTCTCGGCTCGTCGTTCTCCGGCTCGTACGGTATGGGCCCGATTCTGCAGCAGACCCTGGTCCGCGAAGAGGGTGTCTCCCGCAAGATCTCGGCCGCACTGGCGCACGACATGATGACCGCCCTCCGCGGCGGAAAGCGTGCCGACGGCTCCAAGGTCGAAGGCTGGGACATCCGCCTGCAGCGCCTCTCCGGCGGCAAAGAAAAGGCGTCGTACGACCAGATCTCCACGTACGCGCAAAAGTGGTGGAACGATCTCGCCGAGCACGTCCCGCAGGGCACCAGTGACGTTGCGGCGACGCTGATGCGCCAGGGGTACGGCCAGGAAGAGGCCACGATGGCGGAGGAACTGCACCAGTTCATCCAGGCCGTCATGGACCCGACCCGCCGCGGTGCCATCTCCCGGTCCGGTCTCACCGCCGCAGACCTTCGGAAGACGATGCAGTCGCAGGGCTTCGAGCGTCTCGGCATGGCCCAGTACATGCCGAGCGCCGGTGAGTCGCTGATGGACCAGGCACAGATCTGGCGCACCTTCGACGACCTCGAGGACCCGCTGAACTTCCTGAACCGCTACCACCAGGCGGTCGGTGCGGCGATGATCCCGCAGAACATCGGCCAGCAGATGTCGAAGCTGTTCGATCACCGGGCTGCAGGCATCACCGACGCCGCTGCCCGCAAGGCGGGATGGAAGAGGCTCGACACCGCGTCCGAGTCCGCCGACCTGGCGAAGTTCGTCGATCCCGACAGCTACTTCCCGCCGGAGCTCATCGACAAGATGAAGTTCCTGCAGCACGCCATGCGCGCAAGTTCGCAGTTCACAGGCCAGGATGCCGCGAAGATGGTGCGCGTGTACGACCAGATCATGCGCGTGTTCAAGTCGTCCGCCACCGTGTGGCGCCTCGGGCACCACGTCACCAACCTGCTCGGCGACATGCTCACCGCGGCGCTCGCCGGTGTCTCGCCGGTGAACTACATCCGCGGGGTGCAGTCGATCCACGCCCTCGGTCACCTCGGTGACGCCGACATGAGCGTGCTCTCGCACTCGAACCGGTTCCTCGACGACGCCGCGGGCGGCCCCGTCGAGGCGAAGTACCTCGGCAAGAACGTCTACGTGAACATCAAGGGCACCATGCAGACCCTGGACCTCGGCGAGGTGGCGCGGGCAGCGCTCCGCTACAACGTCGCGATGGATCACAACTCCTCGCGGGACATCATCGACTCGCTCGGCGACCAGCTGAACCCAGGGCTCGGGACCAGGATCCTCACCGGCAACCCCGTAGCGCGTGCCGACGACGCCCTGGGGCGCCTGGGGGCGGTACGAGACAACGTCACGCGCATGACCCACTTCATCGACGCCGTTGAGAAGGGCAAGTTCAACTCGCTCGATGAGGCCTACCTGTCGGCCGCGGCGAAGGTGCACCAGTGGCACCCGACGGTGGAGACGCTGTCCGCGTTCGAGAAGAAGTACATGCGGCGGATCTTCTACTTCTACACCTGGTCCCGCCAAGTCACCGACATGGTCGTCCGCACCGCGTTCGACAAGCCGGGCCTGGTGACGATCCCGTCGAAAATCCAGTACGACACGGCAGCGGAGAACGGGCTCAACCCGGAGTCCTTCGGCCAGATCTACAACGGCGACCCCCGTGTGGCGTCGTACGGCCAGACCGGCCTGCTGGGACCGTCGTTCCTTGCCGGCAACACGCCGTGGTCGAAGTACGATCCGGCCGCCGGCTCCAACAAGGTGCTCGCCAGCGCCGGCCTCACCGGCAAGTACCCGACCGCCGACGCCGCCCTGAAAGATGCGATCGCCGGCAACATGGACGTCGCCGACATGCAGGCCCTGTCAAAGGCCCTGGGACTTGAGCCGAAATCGGGCCCGTACAAGCGGGCGTCGTCACTCATCTCCCACCTCGCCACCGACGGCCCGAACGCCGTGCTTTCCAACGACGGTGCCGCGAACCAGTGGGGGTTCAGCCTCTCGAGCCCGCAGATCGACACGCTGACGACACTGTTCGGCGGTGCCAACGCGCACCCCGAGGACGGCGGCGTCCGGTCCGCGGCGGAGATGGGACAGGGGTGGTTCCGCACCACGGTGCTCGGTCAGCTGGCCCCGACGTTCTCCATCCCCGCCTCCATTGTCACCGGGCAGAAGCTCGGCACCGACCCTGCGTCGTCCTCGAGCGCACTGTCCAAAGATGGTGTGGCGAAGTACCTCTTCGACCAGTCAGGTATCCCCGCCACGATCGCTCGAGGCCTGCCGTCCCGTGACGGCAAGGGAAGCGTCTATAACGACATCTTCCCGAACACTTCCACGGTGAAGTACGGCACGCCGGAGTCGCTCGCCAACGACCGTGACCGTTCGCTGCTGAACGCGGCCACCGGCCTGAAGTTCAACAACTACACCTCGGACACGTCGGCCGCGGTGGCGAAGAGCGAGCGCACGGCGAAGCAGCAGAAGCTGGACGCCGCCGACCCGTCGGCCGCCGCCGCCTACTCGGCACAGAAGGCGGCCACGAAGAAGCAGGCGCAGGAGACGGCCGCTGCCGCCAAGGAGAACGCGCCGAAGACGCTGAAGCAGCAGATCGCCGCGCAGAAGGCTGAGGACAAGTACCAGGAGGAGCAGGCGGCAGCGCAGCAGCTTGCGACGGAGCAGCAGGACTGGCCGAACATCGTCCTGAAGAAGTCGGGGCTGCAGTCGTACGGCACCCCGGAGAAGGCGATCCAGGCGGGCTCCATCGGCCAGCTGTCCGACGCGCAGATGAAAGCGCTGCTCGCCAGTGTGGGTGAGAGCTACAACTACAAGCGGCACGCAACCCTTATCAAGCACGTGCAGAAGTACGCGCTCGAGGCGTACGAGGCTGGCCCCAAGGAGTAGTGCGTGTTAGCTTTGTCGTATGGATGACAACGTCTGGCCGATCCGACCGACCGAAGGTGAGGAGCTCGAGCGCGCGATGGCACTGCTCGACGCTCCCGCTCAGGAGCCGGTGATCTACACGCCAGAAGAGCAGGCACGGATCGACGGCAACTTTCGTGTTCTCGAAGAAGCAATCCTCGAGATGCCTGCTCAGGAGCCGCACGCCACCGGCTCGCAGGCGAGGATCGACCCCGACGACATCCGGCTGTTCTGGGTCACCCTGGGGCTCACAGCGGCGTTCGCGACCGCGGCGTTCGCCGCCTCGTTCTCCGGGCAGTACGCCATGGCCGCCAACACCTACCTCCCGAACTACCTCCGGTTCGTGGTGCCGCTGTTCATCGATATGCCGATCATCGTCGTCTCGCTGTCCATCCTCATCTTCCGCCGGCGTCGCCAATCCACGCTGCCCTCGTGGATTCTCCTCGGCACCCTGACGTCGATCTCCTCGACGATCAACGCGGTGCACGTGCTCGCCCAGGCGGGTATCCTCGCAGGGCAGCCCCTCACACTCCCCGTCGCACTCGGCGCCGGGGTCATGGCCGCCGCTCCAATCCTCGTCCTCGTGGCGTGGGAAGAGATGGCACGGCTCGCAGTCAAACCCCTACAGAAGAACGAGATCTGATGAATGACATGCACCTCAGCAGCCCCGACGAGCAGAGGGGTGACGAGTTCCTCAACAAGGCCAAGAGGATCGTCGCCGAATACTATGGCAACCACGAACCGGGCGCCACGATCTATATCGTCTGGTTCGCCAAGACGCTGAAAAACTGGAAGGCACTTCTCTCCACGTCGCGACCCGACGGCCACTACTTTGAAATCACCCACAACGGTGACAAGAACGAGACGTACGTGGATGTCTACATCAAAGACGACAACTACATCTACGAGATCTACGAGGAGGAGTCCAAGTGACCATCACCCCGCTCAGCGGCGCGCAGCCGCTCACCCGCTTCATCGACGCCACCCCCGGCTCCGTCGTCGAAGCCACCGGCCAGTCGTTCCCCTACGGGCCCGTCGAAGCCGTCGTCATCGACCTCATCCAAGAGTTCGGTGCACAGCACATCCCCGCCCTCGTGCTCAAGATCGAAGGCGAGCCGGAGCCGAAGCTCATCACCTCTTCCGGCCGGGACCAGATCCGCATCATCCGCGGCACCAAGAACATGACCGGCAAGTTCCAGCCGCAGACCGCCGTCACCGCCAACCTCATCCCCGAGAAGGTCCAGGCGGTGCAGTTCGTCGGTGGTGCCACCGTCGCCACCGAGATCATCCAGTGGACGGCCGGCAAACTCAACATCAGCTACCACCCCGGCGCCGGCGTCGAACCGGAAGTGCTCATCGCGCACCGGCTCAACGAAGACACCACCATCGCTCAAGGCGACTGGGTCGTCGAACACGCCGACGGCCGCATCGAGGTGTTCACCGGCGACCGCTTCGCCGCCTCCTACGACGTCGACCCGACGCTGCGTGGACTCGGGAGCACCGTCTCGTGAACCAATGGCTCTACGTCGTCGTCACCGTCGAGGCGCAGCCCGTAGCGGAGCAGATCCGCGTACCCGCTGGCTACGAACCCGGGTGGAAAATTGGCGACGTGCTGATCGAATCGGCCGACCACGGGCCGCTGCACGTGCAATCCTTCGCGGACAGTGTACTCAACGTCCGCGTCGGCGCGGTGAAAATCGGTGGCAAAATGGCCGACACCAACGCGGATGGCTCGCCGCACCTCGACCGAGACACGGCACGCCTGCTGGCGCTCATCCAGATCGGCGCGAAGCAGCAGGTGGTGCTCAACGACCAGCTGGCGCTCTTCGCCGAAGATATCCGCGAGCAGATCGTCGAGCAGGATCCCGGCCGCGAGGTGGCAGCTTTCCGTCTCGGCGAACTGCTGAAGAGCTACACTCGACTCTGACGCGTCCCGCACGTCACCCGAACCGCCCACCGCCCCTGCAGATCAGGAGTAGGTGGGCGGTTCTCTGTAGTTGCGCCCGTTCATCTCACGGATCTCGTCATACGTGAACGTCTGCTCGAGCCGCGGCGTCTCACCGAACATCTCATCAGCCACCTGCTTGCCGTAGAGCTCCACCGCTTTCCGGCGAGCCTCCCCGAAGCGGTCCAGCATCGTCTGGGCGTTGCGGTGCTCGGTATCCTTCTGACGCTCAAGATGGCTCACCTCGCGCTTGAGCTTGTCACGCTCCCGGATGAGATCACGATCACGATCCTTCAGCTTTGCGGCGACACCAGCGCGCCTCTTCGCCACGTTGCCGACGATCAGCCGGATCAGGGTGATGATGGCACCGAGCAGGGTGGCGATCGCCACCAGGAGGCCGGTGATGGAGGGGACATCTACGCTTAGCAAGGTCCCCTACTTCCAGATCAGCGGCTTTCGAGTCTGATTCTAGGGGAAATCACGCTGATGGAGGTGTAGCGCTCGAGCTCGAAGACTCGCAGCACCAGGCTGAGCCCCACGTAGAGCGTGAGACTGAGCCGAAGACCACCGCCCAATGTGACCACATCTGGGGACAACGTCGTCGCCCAGAAGTACAGTCCGGCGCCGGCAGCGGCCACGACGGCCCCGTATTGCTCGAATTCCCACCGGCCGATGAGCCAGCCGAAGAAGGCGGCAGATGCGCCGATCAGAAGCAGGTAGGCCATGACGACGATGATCGGTCGGCCGAGGGAGTCGATGATGGTGTCCGGCGGGGCGGCGAGGGCGGCGACACCGCCGAGGATGAGGGTCATGTACGAGCAGAGTCGCATCACGTACGTGAAGACGCTTCTTGCGGTGCGGTACACGAGCTTCAGCGAATCAGCCATTGGAGCTCCCTCAAGGTTTCGGTCATCCACCAGTGTAGGGGCGCGTGTTGAGTTCGTCATCAGCGACGAAATCGTTCGGTCAATCTCTTGACAGATTCCTTGATTCCCATGCCTGAATCGCCTGAATGCGGTTGTGCACCTCGAGATTGCGGTAAATCCGCCTCACGTGCTGACGGTAGGTGCCATCCGCCATGCCGATCTTCTCGCGGATCTCCTTGTGCGGCAGGGACGTGCACAGCATGGTCATCACCAGCGTCTGCTGGGGCGACAGGGCGCGCACGCTAAGGCGCCAGGAATTCCACCGTGCCGGTGCGGATCGTCAAGATCTGGGCAGAGTCCGCTGTGGACCACTTCGCCGTCACATCCAGCTGTTGAGGCTGCGTGGTGTCCACCGTGGCGTCGGCCACCGGGGAGATGTCCACGAACTGGCGGGCCTGGCCGGCGATGCCGTATTGGAAGGTGCCGGCCGCGGCGATCGTGCCCGAGGAGCCCGCCTGGCGGCAGGTGAACGTGGTGGAGATCTGGCAACCCTTATTGCCCGCCAAAGACAGGATGCTGGTTGCCGTCCCCGTCGCCACCGTCACGCCGCCGATCTTCACGTTGATCGTCAGCGTCCCAGGCAGTGTGGGAGCGTTGTAGAGGCCGTTCAGGATGATGCGGATCGTCCGGCCCGGCTGCAGCCAGTTAGCCGGGACCATGCGCGAACCCACCACCGAAGCAGAGCCCATGATTGATGCCTCGGTGGCCGTGTTTCCGACCACGATGTCTGTCAGGCTCGACCATGCCGCCAGGAAACGATCGACGACTTGCTGTCCGAAAAGCGGCATGGTGAAAGCCTCCCCCAGTTGTGGCTAGTAGTGCAGTTCGGTGACCTGCAGGTGCGGGACCGCCGAGGCTGCCGTGGAGAAGGCGTGGATGATTCCGTCGTAGTAGAACGGCACTTCGTAGTAGGCGCCGGCCGCGAGCAACGTCGTGAAGCTGGTGGCGCTCGCCGCCGTTCCGAACTTCAGGTACACCTGCTGACCGGTGCCGTTGTAGATCGTCCGGCCCAGACCCTGGGTGCGAAGCGCCAGCACCTGCTTCGACGTCGTACCATCCAGAGTGACCGTTGTGACGTCCGCCTGCGGCGGCGACGGCGGGACAACATCGACACCAGGGACAGTCGGGTTGGTGTTCGCGCCAGCGTAGTAGGCGAGCTCGGTCTCATTCAGGCTGGGCATGAAGCTCTACTCCTGCGTGGCCGGCGGGTCGAACGACACCGGCTCATCGACGGCGGGGGCGGGGTTCTGTGCCGCCCTGGCTGCAGCCAGCGTCGCGGGGACAACAGCCGGGGCGCCCAGAGCGGCGTTCTGGGCCGCCGACGACTCCGCCAGCGACGGGACCGCGATGGTGCCCTTCTTGATGTAGCCGGCCAGGCCACCCGCAAGGAGCGTGATGAGGCCGATCTGCCACCCCGCCAGGGTGATGTCGAAAAGCCCGGCGATGTACGTCGCCACCACGACGACACCAGAGCCGGTGAGGAACGCGATCACCTTCGGGGACAGATCCGTCCACGCTCGAGTGATCGCGACCTTCGTGACGTCGCCTGCATCGTGATCGGCCATTACCAGTCCACCCTTGCGTAGTTGCGGTTCTTGACGAGATCCCAGATGTTCTGGGAGTTCATGCTCTTCACGCCCAGCTGGGCCAGCGTCGCGTACTCGGTGGCGTCCCTGATCCACCGCACCGAACCGCTGAAGTTCGTGCCGTGGTAGCTGACCGGGGCGGCGACGATCGCGAAAGCGCGGTTGCGGATGTCGCCCAGCGACTTGTCCGCCGTGAGGTTGACGGCCTTGACCAGCATGATGTCTCCTTCAGGCGAAGCGTTCAAGGTCAGTGTAGCGATCTTCGTGCCCACCGGCACCACCGTCGCCGGGGTGAGCCGGAACTCCTTGTGCCACGGCTCCGGGCTCGAAAAGAAATCCCCCTCGGAAACGAACCCGTACTCGCGCTCGATCGCACGCCACGCCGCCTGCTCGGCCGCATTTAGGGCGCGGTTGCCGGACGGCTCCTTCGGATCGGTGACACCAAGGTCCGCCGCGATCGACTTGGTGATATCGCCGTTCGGACCATGGTTGCTGGTGTACAGCGGAGACGCGGCGAGCGCGGCGTACGGGGTGCCGTTGGCGCGGTAGATGAGATAGGCATTCAGCAGCTTCTGCTGACGAGCCTTCGGCCTGAAAGCCTCATTCACCGTCACCTGCGGACCACCCGCCTTGGTGTAACCAAGGTCCGCGTTGACCCGGTTCAGCGCGCCGATCAGCTGCAGACCCGGACGATCGTCCATGACCTGCATGACGCCCTTCAGGTCGCCATAACTGGACACGCCCACGCTCACCGTCATCAGATCGCTCCCATGTCGTAGATGGCGAACGCCCACTGAAAGCGCGCCGCCGCCGCCGTAGACGAGCCCTGCAGCTTGAAGAAGGTCGTCGCCGCCGTCGCCACAAACGAATCCAGCCCACTGCCCTGCACGGCGATGCCGCCGGCCACCAGCGTCATTGGGCTTGAGTACACGCGAGCCATCGCCGTGCCTGTCTGCGTGCCGGCGGCGTTCGTGTTCGTCGCATTCGCCCACGCCATGTTCAGCGTCGGGATGCCGTTGTTGCTGATCTGCCCGCCCTGCACGCTCACCATGCACAGATAGCGATGACCGGGAATGGTGGTGAACGAGATCTCACCACCCTCTCGGTTCGTCGTCGAGAAGTCAGGCAAGTTCGGCGTCGCCGCCGACAGCGACTTCGCCACCACCGGGCGACCATAGCCCTCGATCGTTGTCAGCCGGGTGCGGTCGTCCTCGATGCCGTTCTCGAGCAGCTGCAGGTTGTTGTTCACCACCGCTGTCTCGAACGCCTGCCCTGAGCCAGGCACGGCCAGCTTCAGGCCGAGGGACGTGGTCGTGTACGACACGGTGGTTACTCCTCAGCCAAAGGGAAGGTCGGGTAGGACGACGCGTGTGGACTGGGTACCACCTCTTCGTTTAGACCTGAGGCCTGCGTCGTCCCAGGCACAGCATAGTCGCTCGGCTGGCTCGGCTGAAGCTGAATCGCAGGACGCGGCGCCACCTGCACCCCGCCCATCATCTCCTGCATCGCCCGACCGATGTCCGCCATGATCTCCGGGTCGGAGATCTTCGCATCCAGAATCGCGAAAATGCGGCCCATCATCAGCTTCAGATCGATGCCCTGATCCGGGTCATTACCCGTCATCTTCAGGGCCAGATCGATGAACGCCTTGTCACCGCGGTCCACACCCTCCGCGATCCGCTGACGCGCCACCGGCATCACACTCGCCAAAGCGTCCTGAGAAATGTCCTCAAGGTACCGGGCAAACTCAGGCTGACGCAGCCAACCATTCCACTGCGTGTTCGTCACCCGCGCCGCCTTCAGCTTCTGCGCATGCGTCCGAGACACCGACATGTCCATGTAGATCGTCAGAGCCGCCAACTGGTGCGGTGACAACGGCGACGACGCATCCGTGATGCCCCGCTCCGCCAGGCCGGCCTCCCACGCCGGCGTCGTCATCAACGCCGACACCTTCCCCGCCGGCAGGCGCGGGAACTCCGTGTGAATCGTATCCGGGTTGATCGTCACACCGGCACGCTGCAAACGCTCCGCAGCCAGCAGAGCGTCCGCCAGGAACTGCTCCGCGTCACTCGCGGCACGCTTCGGCCGCCGCGGAGCCTGGAACGCCTGCACCTGCGTCACATCCAGGTCGGTGTAATTCAGCACCATGAACGCGATCCTACCTTTCGTGACGCCACGGCAGGCGCTCACCCGTGTCCCGAGCTCGACGGTGCGCAACGATCGCGTCGCCCACCCGCTCGAGCAGGGCACGCACCAAGGGCACCAACAGCACGACGGTGAGGAACGCGAAGCCGAACAGGATCGGTGCAACCCAGGCGTTCGTCATGACTTTTTCTGCTCTCGTAAATTCCGCATTACCTCAGCGCCATAGCCACGCGCGTGAGACTTTGGGCCCGTCAACTTTCGTAGAGAAACCGGCAGTCCATTGTCGGGCTCCTGCTCGTACCAGAGAGCATCAGCATCCTCTGCGACCAAGACCGGTTTGCCTGCCCACAGCTTCTGACTCTCAAGATGCTCGATCTCAAAGTACAAGGCATTCTGCTGCTTCACGTACGTGTCGCAAATCTTTTTATCGACACGGATGCGCATACTCATGACGGCTCCAACTCCGACAGGGCCCGCACGTACTCCGGGCTCAACTGCAACGCCGTCTGAATATGGTGCATCAGCGTCACACTCATACCGTTATCACGAATGCCCTTCTCGTACCCATCCACCAAGGCACGGTTCACCCCGATCAAGCTCGCGAACGCCGTCACACTCGGGGCGATCAGTTTGCGCCAATTCCTGAAAGTCTCGTAATAGGCCAGCGCACTAGGAGTCGCACCAAGAAGAGCTCGACCTGCGTTGGTGACGCCGTCACGCGGGTTACGCTCCGCAAACCACCGATCCATTGCCGACTGCAACGCCCCCACCGGCATCAGCAGAACCCGCTCCAAATCGATCGCCGTCTGCTTCTTCAGCGTCCGCGTCCGACCCTCCTCAATCGCAATCAGGCTCGAGCGGGAAATGAACGCCCGCTCGGCAACGTCCGTCTGGCTCAGGCCACGCAGAATGCGCGACTGCACCACCGGGTGACTCACCTGCTTCGGCATTCAAATGCCCTCCTGCTCGCGGATCGCCGTCATGACATGGCCTTCGTTATTAGCCACACGAGGCCAGCAATGGCACCGATAGTGGCGGCGATCATCACAGCCGTGGCGACCACGACGACAAAAGCCCAGGCGGATGCGACTTGAAGACTTTTCGTCTGAACGAGCGTTGCAACAAAGGCGATGACATAGAAGGCGATGGCGGCCAGGAGACACTGGGCCACGATTACGCTCATCGCTTGCCCTCCGGTGCGGGCCGCAATGCGGACGCGGGCACCTGCACGGGGGGTGTCGACGAATTAGTGTTCACCAGTGGTCCTCCTTGTTCCGATACCAACGGGCCATGCCGTCCGAAGCTTGCTTGCGTTTCTCGTGTTCGAGAACGAACGACATGAACACGTCCGCTACTTCGTAGGCAGAAGCCAATTCCGCCTCCGTGCATGACTCAGCCAACGAATCGGGGTCGGAAACCCAGTCGCCGTGAAGATCACGACTAGCCACGATTGCCGCGAAGTCGTCGCGCATTTGCTTCTGCCAGTAGGGCATCAGGTCAGTCATTGTCGTCCTCCTGCTCGCGGATTCGCTTCATGATGGCGTCGTAAGCCGCGATCGGACCATACCCATCGCGGCATTGTTCGGCCGCCCACTTGAGCACCTCGGCGTCGTGGGCGCGCAAAGCTTCACCCGGGGTAGCGGACAAGACCGTCAGGATTTCGGCCCGCACGTCCCCGTAGGTTGAGTCCAAAACACTCCGTACGCGTGCGATAGTCGCCTCACGCTCAACAAGGGCTTGCTGTAGTTCGGTGATGCGGTCGGCGGCTTCTGTGCGCTGGGAGTAGTGCAGGTAGGCCCTGTAATCCCGCAGTCGCGCGATCAGATCGTCGGTGTCGCTCATACCATCGTCTCCTCGTCCGCCTTGTACGCTGCGGCCCACTCATCGAGCCGTGAGCGCGCCCCGCCCATACCCGCGAGCGTGACGATCTTTTCCTGCACACACCACGCCATAAACTCGCGTGCCCCGACAGCCGCCGCGGCACGAGCAAGAGCGCGGAGGTCATCGATGGAGACAACGGCTAGTCCCATCTCCTGATCGCTGTCATCGAACAGCGCGTCGGCTAGCTGGTCTACAGCGTCCGGAGCGCTCAACGCTTCTCACCCCTCCGGCGCGTCACCAGGAACAAGGCCACGCCCAGCAGGATCGCCGTCACGGCCAGAAGCGCCAAAATGCGGTCACCTCGTGAACCAGTGAAAGCGAGCTCGCCTTGGCCGGTACCGGTCTTCAGGTGCGTCGTCACCGTCGGGGTAGCGCTCGCGGTTGGCGGCACGGAGCTCGGCGAAGGCATGCTCTGGACTGGTGTAGCGGAAGGGGTCGGCCCGGAAGGCGTCGACGGCATCGACGGCGGCGTTGTGGGCGATGAGGTCGGCGACGGAGAAACGGTGACGGGCGGGGCTGTCGGAGCGGACGTCGGCGGCGACGGCGGCGTCGTGACCGGGGGCGTCGACGCGCACGTCGGCAGCGTGACGTCCTCGTTGCTCAGCCATACCGAACCATCCTCACCGGCACCGGCCAAGGTGCCCTTCTCGATCAGTGCGTCCACCGTCGCACGGTGCGCCGGGGTGTCGTAGCGGTACAGGTCGATCTGCTCAAGCACACCGCACGTGTCAGACGCCGTCGCCAGACGCTGAGGGGTCGCCCAGCGGTTCGTGAAATCACCGGACGTCACCACCCACGCCACCTTGCGAGTGCTGGCCTGAGGGTTGTTCTCCGCGTAGGCGCGGGTGCCGGCGGCGAAGACCAGTCCGAAGACGGTCATGGCGATCAGGGCGATCACGAAGACTCGCACCATTCTCAACGGGTTCATGTCAGCGACGTTCCTCTCGTGTGGGATTTGCGTATCTGACCCTCAGAAACGCATCCCAATCCAGACCGCCATTGAGGCGCTCGTATTTGTAGGCGGGCCGCAAGAGCGCCCAGTAAGCGACTTTGACGCCACGTCTGATTTGACGAGCATGCTTTGTCTTCATGCGACAAAGTTAACATGCACTCGGGCGGCTGTCTACCCACACATTTTCAACACGCAACCGAGCAGTACCGCAGGAACGGTGGCGTGGGAGAACGAATGGAACGTAGCGTCGACACGACGACATGAACGTTTGACTGTCGCACCCCCACCCCCTACCTGCCTGCCTGTATGGGTGCATTCGGGTCAAACGGTTTGCCAGTTTTGACAGACTGGCCACACTTGCATAGTGTTATCTCCATCAGCAAGGCACACCACTACCAAGGAGACACACCATGTTCCTCACCCTCATCGCCCTGATCCTCAGCCTCCTCACCCCGCACCACGCGCCGGCACCCGACATCACCTACGCCCCGTGCTCCTGGTTCAACACCGGCCACGTCATCCCCGCCTACACGTACACCGACCGGTGCATCGACACGGCCGGCCACATCGTCAAGGTGGTGAAGTGATGGTGACCGAGCACAGCATCCTGGTTCGCCAGCTGCAGGACACGCCCTTCTACATCAAGCAGAACGCAGCGGTCGGCAGCATCAAGCGCGCCGCCGATGAAACAGGATGGACAACGCCAATCGATGGCGACCTACTCGTCACCGCGCTGCCCGCCTTCACACCGAGCGCTGGCAACCTCTGGGCCCAGCCCGGCGTCACCGCGTAGCCACCCCGCCGCAGCAGCACACGCCTAGGTGCGAGTCCTAGGGCGGCACGATTCCAAATGGAATTTTTCACACACCATACGAAAGGCACACCATGTCCGACTCGCGCACCAACCGTGACCGCAAAGCAGAACGCGCCGCCAAAGCCGTCGCTCAGGGCAAGCAGACGATGCGTCAGGCGCGACGTGCGCTCAAGGCGGTGAAGTGATGGACGTCACGTTCAAGCAGTACGTGGACAACGTCAACGCCTTCTACGACATCAGGACGCCAATCGACATGCTCGAGATCGAGTACATCAACTGGCGAATCGAGATCAACGCGAAAGAGGTGGAGCAGTGAGCTCCGAGCCGCCACGCTGGGGCGACTGGTTGGGCGTCATCACCGGCACCGTGCCCCTCATCCTGGTCGCTTATGTGATGTTTCGGTTTGTTGCTGGGTAGAGCACCGCACACTTGTCGAAGTTGACGAATTGGATATTCAACTGAAAACTGAATGGACGCTGTATGAAAGGGTACAAGTGCGAAAGTAAGTCTTTCGACCAGGCTGACAAATGCGCCCACCCTGTCAATGCCTATCTACCCTATATATCAGGATTGATATTTCTGAATGCTCTTAACCGTACAACACCGACAAGTCTGTCAAGGTTGCTATTTTCTAGGATTATCTGTTTACTTCCACTTAATCGAGCAAAAGACATAAGGGCCAATAAAGGCATCATAAGTAATTCTTCTTGATAAGGTTTCTACTAGCCCAGTACCGGGGGATCAAGAATCTGGAAACAAACACTGGGCTCGACCGCGCTAACTGAAATGCCGGCTTGCGCGTCTAAATGGAAAAATCTTGCTTGACAACCTGGCTACAGTTGCTAAACTGGCTTCACTGAACATCACCGCTTCACCTACCGAAAGGCATCACGATCATGAGCAAGGCATCCGAGGCCCAGGCCGAGCGCGACGAGTACGCCGCCGAGCTGCGCGAGTCACTCAAGAACGTTTCCACCATCTACACGGTGGACAAGGGCACGCCGGCCGTCGCCCAGATCGAGCTGTACATGGTTCGAGGCAATCGCATCGTTCGGCTCACCTACATCGCGGCAAAGGCCATGGGTGACAAGCTGTCCAAGCAGGGCGCGCTGGCGTACGGCGGTTGGGGATACTCGAAGGAGTTCCAGGCCGTCTACAGCCTCGGTCGTGCGCTCTACCCCGATGGCTACCGTTGCCAGGGTAAGAATTGCCACAGCAACGACCACAGCAACGGCAAACCTCGCGATGGTCGCAGCAAGCACGGCGACGGTGGCTACCGATTCCTGCAGGCCGCGCTCTGATGGCTCGCCACCGCAAGCTCGTCGTCGGTGACCATGTCGTCACACCGGCCGGCTCACCAGGTCGTGTGGTCGCCGCAGACGTTCACCGGCCAAATGGAAATTTGTCGCGTGTCATCGTCGCGGTGAACGGCCATCGCATGTTCATCGAACCCGAGCGGCTCACGCTCATCGACCAAGATCTCAGCGCGCATTACGTGCCCGCTCTCGACCCGTTCTGGAAAGGCTGACCATGAACCGCGGACAGAAGGCGTTCATCGCCTTGATCCTGATCTTCTGCGCCGTTTGCATCGTCGTGTCCGCCTGGGCCACGCCGAAGCCAACGTCGCCGGCACACGCCATCCACACGCCCTGCTCCACCATGACTGACTGCCGCACGAATGCGGCCTACCTGAACGGACCTGCACGATGAGCTTTCGACTGCCCACACTCGACCAGTCCAGAATCGATCCGACGGTGCTGTACCAATTCGAGTGGAACAAATTATCTGCGTACGGGCAGACGCAGGCCGCGTCTGGTTCGCGTGACGTCATCGACACGGTGCTCGCGGTGGAGATGGACACGGATTGGCAGCGCGCCATCGTGCTCCGTTTCGCGGAGATCATCGAACAGGGCGACGAGCGCATCACGGCGGACGACGATGAGAGCCTGCGCATCAGCGCCGCCTGGTTGGCCGTTGTGGACGCGCACGAGAAGCTCTACGGCGAACAGTCCACCGAGCCCGCAACGGCGCCTGAGCCGGCCGTGCAGCCTGCTGCCGGTGCCGAGCAGCGCGCCAGCCGTGTACGCCAGGCGGTGATCGACCAGCTGCGCAGTGAGTTCGCTCATGATGACCTGCTTGAGACGCTGATGGGCGTCATCCTGGTCAGCCAAAAGACGGCGTCGCTCATCACCGGCCTGGACGTCTCGACGTTGTCGAAGTTCGCCATGCAGGGTCGCGGCCCGCTGGTGTGGCCGACGGATGGCTCACGTGTTCCGCGCTACCGGCTGGTGGATCTCATCGAGTGGTCGCTTGGCGAGGAGCTGTAGATGTTCCGCGCACCGGACCGCGCCGTTGTCTTGTGGCCTGACAAGGTGGCGGAGTACCGCCTCGACGTGGACGACGTGGCCGCCATGCTGGGCACGGATAGGCGTCACATCTACCGCTGGTCGGACGTGGGCCGGCTGTGCATCAACCGCAGCAACGGGCTGACCCATCGCCAGACGATTCAGCTGAACCCATGGCGTATCCCGTACGTGAAGGCGTTGGCGTTCAACCTCACCGACGTAATGCGGTTCGCTGCGAAGTTCGAGGGCCCGAATGCCGAGTACGGCGACGGCATCGAATGGGCGGGACTGCCGTTGCAGTTGGCTGTCGAATGGAACATCGTTGCCGCACTTGACAGACATCGTGAACTGGGTAATCTGGATACATCAGCTGAAGACGTCAGCCGCATCATCAAACCCGACACCGAGACAGAAGGAGGTCAGCTATGACCGACACCACCATCAACACCGCCACGTGCTCCGAGCGGGTCGC